CGTATAGTTGTAAGCTTGATCGGCGATTGCGTATGGGTTACCAGGGAACAAGCGAGTGGCTGTATTCGTCAGTGGATTACCCGCTAATGCTGGGTAAGGATCACCGTCTGAAACGAAAGTTATGGTTGCCATTCTTTATATTCCTATAGACGTTTTGATGCTTGCTGTTGTATCTACATCAAGTGTAACAATAGTTGCAACAATATTCTCAGCCGAGTCTTCACTAAGAATAGCATCAATGCCGTTCTCTGTCACTACATTCTCTTCGCTGATATTATATACTTGAAGTTCGATATCAATGGTAGGCGCTACGTTATTAATACTATTTATCAAAGGCGCACTGAAGATTTTCGTACCAGCAACACCGATAGTATCTTTAATCAGTGGCTCGTATTTAGCAGGATCGACAATAGAAGAGACTTCGTATGAGTACTCTTGGTAGTAATAGTTGTCGTGAATCTTCTTTGTAACTTCACTCAAGAAAGATGTCGTTGTTTTCCAAGTACCTTCAGTAGCACCAGCACCAAGCGTTCTCACCGTAGCGGTAGCTACGATCTGATTATAGTACGGGCTAGTCGGCTCAATATTCATAACGGATACGGTTTCGGAGTCTTTGTATCTATATCCACTATTGATAATAGCAATGCTTTCGATCTGTCCAGTCTCGTAGCTTGCACGACCAGAGATAGTAGCATTCGCTCCCATCGGTAAAGAATTTACATCATATCTAATATTGCTAATTGCGTATAGATTATTACTAATATTAACCGAAGCATCTTCAACGAAGTCGTAGAAGCTCAATTGTCTGAAATAGTAGTCGTTGCCTTCTCTTCTAATAAGCTTTGCTTTTACAGTATATGGAATAGTACTGCCAGAACTTACAGAGATAGTAGTCGTACTCGGGTAAGAACCCGTTGCGTCACTGACACTCAGACCTTCTGCATCAACGTTACCCACTTGTGAAGCGGCAGCTAAGTCTTCGATCTGTCTTACTTGAGTGATAACATCGCCTGCTTTTAACAGGAAGTTTGTGTCAGAAAAGTTGATGATAATATCTTTTTTGTCAAATTTCGAAATGTTGCTATGCTCAATCTTACTGTATACATCATTCTCGTAGTTGGTACCAGAAGAAAGAATTTTCAGTTCAGAGATAGTTCCTAGCTCAACAGTCAATGGCGTGAATGCGTCTGTCAACGTAGTCGTTAACGATTCTTGTCCAGCACCAGTCATGCCATAATCAGAGTCAGACAGAAGTATGTCTTCGTAGTCTCCGATTTGATCTGTGATAAGCGTGACGTATTCATTATTATCAATAGCTGCCACTTCAAATGAAGCAGAAGAGTTGAAGCTACCGACAGTCGTTAACGTGCTTGACGCTGTATCATTAATCTTAAATGTTGCGACCGAATCAGTGATCGTCTGGTTAGTAGTATCTAAAGGATTTACTGGAAACAAATTGAATGTTTTGAATATGCCTAATGCCGGTAGTAGATGTTGTTCAATGTGATCAATGTATGCAGTATTTGCTTGAGTGCCTCCAATATAAGCAATAAGCTCTATTGCATCTTGAGCAGACAGTCCGTTTGTATGTGTGATATCGCCATACTGATAACCATTAGGCGCAATAGACTGAAATATAACATCCCAATCAGGAGTGTCTGTTTCAATATTCAGAATCGTTTTAAGCATCTCAACAGGAATTAAATATTGTCCTGTGTATGTGCCTGATGTAATAGTTTGAGTTAATGCTGTCGTTCTCTCAGCATCAGTCATTGTTTTAATATAGATCAATGGATGAACATAAGAAATAACAACACCTGTTCCAGAGATAGGAGTAGGTGTTGTTAAAAACGTTTTGGTTGGTGAGGTAATTGCTGCCTCATCACACGATATGATGTCACCAGATTTGATTGTCGGCGATGCTGTCTGTGTTACAATAAGAACTTGGTTACTAACGCCAACGGCATTCGTAGCGGTTACAGACGATGGGTTAACATAGCCAAAGCCACCCTCTTCGATATTAAATTCAATTTGCCCAGTTGTAGTATCTGATACAGACAATACAGAAGCCGTAGCATTAATACCGTATATGTCTGATATAAGCTTTAATCTATTACCAACAACTTGACCAGGAATACGACTCCCAGGTGCTACAGTGCTTTCACTAATAGAGCCAGCGATTAGCTTGCCTACGATAGTAGTTACGCCAAGCCGTGTAACGAGCAAGCCGTCATCAGACGAAAACTTTCCAACGATGTTTGACAGATATATGAGAGGAGTCAACGAACCCGTGAAGTTAACAAAGATGATCTCATCTACGAAACCACTCGCTAATGAGATGTCGCCCTTGATTCTATCACCCTTTTGAATGGGGTAGTTATCAACAACGAATACTGGATTCATCTCTAGGTACGTATCGCCACCCCATACAGAGTCTGATGGCTTTAGAATATTCGTAGCAGGATAGAACACTTCGATCTGTTCATTATAGAACAATTGGAAAAGAAGTTCAAGTGATTCCTGCGTACCTTTTCTTTTATATAAGTCAGATACGTGCTTGATAATAAAGCGTGTATCAATTACTGTGTCAAGCGGAAGATCAGCGAGGTATTTTTTCTTGAAGAATACTAGAAAAGACGTTAAAGTTGTATCGATATCCCGTAGCTTAGGAATATTACGATCCATTCTTTCGTCAAGGAATTTATAATACGCTTTCGTGAATTCGACCATGAACTCACCGTCTTCTCTATAGAGAGCCGGGAACTGTAGATCAATTCCTGAATACGTGCTATCTCGGACTGCTAAACTCATGTTATGTCGCCAATGGTGTTACGGTTACAGTAATGTCTTCGCCACGAATAGAAATGATTCTGTCCTTAGGTGTTTTAACGTCTTTGTTAATCGTTGATGCAGTGAACTTAATAGAAGCACCTTCAAACGAGTCAACAGTAATTTTTGACAACTTAATAGCACCTGTAGTATAATTCAATGTACCAACATTTGATTTAAATACACGAGTTACTTCTGAGTCAGCGGTAACGAGCATAAACGTACCGAGTCCATCGTCCTGCATAGTCACAAGCGTTCCGTCAACAGTAAACTTCGTAGTGCTTACTGCGGGCGTGAACGATGTGAAGCCAGTTGCCGAATCAAATGCATACGGCTTAACAAGAGCATCCTCAAATGAGAACGCTGGACTACTTGCGATGTTTAAAACGGGAACGTATTGTATAATTGGTTTTGCTACAATGTCAGAACTTACAATCGAATTATCAACGGCGTCTAAGAATGCTGCCAATCTAGATTGACGGAGTGTCTTATTAAAGTCATTTAAGTAAGTAGTTTGATATGTGAGAATAGCTGATTGAATTTCTGTCTTAATTTGCGAAGTAGATTTAGTAGTAAGATTAGGATCATATACAACCGTAACATTAGTATCAACGAACAAGAACTTGGCAGCAACGAATACTGGTTCGATAGTCAGCGGTGTCTTATCTTTTAAGTAGTTTTTAAAGTTAGCAATTTCGTAATCGGCAGCGCCTTCTCCGCCAGTAACGTCAACAGAGATGATGACTTTACCATACTGAGGAGGATCAACTTCATCGCCACCATATACAGAGATAGCTTCGATATTTGGGAATCTGGATCTCAATAGAATTTCGTAGTCACGTTTTGTAACGGCACGTTCTTGAACTTGTAATGCCTTTGGAGCGAATACACGAATAGACTCAAGGCTTTCTGCGTAGAATCCACCAGATGATTGCGATGTTACAGTGATTGTGTTTGAACTAGCTCCGCCAAAACTACTTGAAAGCGTCAAGCTATTTACGCCATTTGCTTCTGGGCCAGAACAGATTCTGTACGATACTGCAATTACATCAGTGACAGTAGGTTGGAATCCAAATCTATTTTGTCCAAACTGAATGCTGTACTTGCCATCATTCTCGGGTTGCAGATAGAACACACGATCAGTAGAAGCAACACCAAAGATTTCACTCTTGTATGTGAACACGTTTCCGTTTACTGTAAGATTAATACTGCTTGTGTCTACCCATTCGTTAGACATAGTTGTATTAGCGATTGTCAGGATCTCGTTAATTTTTCTACCTTCGTAAAGGTCTACATCAGTAACATTAAATAGTGTAGAGTTTGACGCACTTCTAGAGGCGATATATGCGATGTCATTTAAGAATACGTATGTTTTATTACCACAACGACCACTGAATGCAGTACCCGCTGGTATGCTTAAGAAGTTTGACTGATACGATGCTGGCACAGAGAACGAAATATTACACTTAAGTGCAGATGACCGTCTGCTACGAGGCATGTAGTTTAATTCTTTTGCGTGACTTACGACACTATTACGCTGTGATGCGCTATCAAGGAACATCTCAGAGATAGCCATGTTATAGTAATAGTTATTATAAAATGTGTTATACGACAGAACGTCAAGTAGAACGTTCATGTTCGACCCTTCGTAGTCGTAGTCCTTAAATCTGTCCTGATTCTTCAGGAAAGTCTTTAGCGCTTCTTTCGTTGCAAAGAAGTCTAGATTTGTTACTGGTGATATATTGGCCATTATCTTTCCCTGACAAGATCGATTGTTAGTGATGTCGTGTTACTACTATTTATGACACTAAACAGGACAGTCGCTTGTATGTTATTGGTATCTAAGTCTGCAAGAATTTCTACATTCCTCACTACGCATCGTGGTTCGTATGTTTTAATAGCCTTACTGATATCATCTTTCAAAATAACGACAGTGTTAGCGTCAATGTTCTCAAACAATGATGCATTAATATTGCAACCGAAATCAGGCTGAAACAATCTCTCGCCTTTATTTGTGAGAACTATATTCTTAATAGACTCTTTAACAGAGCTTTCGTTTATACGCCGTGACAAGTCTGCACGCCCAGGAACTTGCTCTAGATTCTTTGCAAAATCTGAGTAGAATTCTTGTACTCTTGTTCTAGGTGTTAAGACAGCCATCGTATTTCCCTTTCTTGTATTTATGCGTTATGCAGTGCGGTTCTTCTCAGCTTGAGTCGCCGCATTCGCCAGCACCGCTGTTTGTTTTTCAAGAGAGTTTTGCTGTGCTAATTGCTCTGCTGGTATGCCTGCATTCTTTCTGTATACATCCGCATTATGTTTGGCAATCGCATTAACCCACTTTGTTTTCTCCCCGCCTCTAAGAGCGTGTCTAGAGCCCGATTGACTTCCATGACCTGCTACCCACATTCTTCTAGGTCCGCAGTCAAGGTGCATAAACGTGCTATAGATTCCAACGCCTGTAAAGCCAGCTCGTTGGGCTGCCAAGAATACTGCCTCTCTATCAGCCGCACCGACTTGAATGTCAATAGCATAACCACTCATGTGAATAGAGTCTTTAGCACCACCAACTGATCTATTATAAGCTTTACTACGGAATGCAGAGTTAACAGTGAATGATTTACCAGACTCTTCACACACTCTAATCAATTTGGCCCATACGATAGGCTCAACTCTTTGCCATCTATTGCCACTTACGATACCCGATTCAAATTTGAATCTACTTGGAATACCGGCTGATGTGATACCACTTATCTCATTTAACTCATCAGACGTGGCCTCTCTGGGTGTCTGCCAATCGAATTGTTCAGGATTCTCAACTCGGTTAGTGCGGTTAGTGACTGATCGTGTTGTTACTGTAGTATCGGGCACTTGTGTCTGTACAGGACTTGTCACCGTACCGGTAACACCAGCTCCAGAATTAACAACATCATCTAAAGAGAAGTCAGCGCCCTTGGAATTAATATTCTCAATAGCAGACGATTTTGTAGAGAGACGAACTTCCTGAGGAACTCGTGTAGCACCTGCTTCTACGGCAGCCTTAGTCTCTTTGAGAGATGCATTCTTTGCAATAAGCGATTCAACAGCAATAGTCTCGGCAAGTGCTGTGAGTGCTTTAGCTGGTCCCATGAGAAGAGATTGAAGTAACTCAGTGAACTGACAGAAGCGAAACATCAGAAGTGCTACGTTTTCGATAGTCAATCGTTCGAACTGTGAGGAAGTATTTGCGATAAACTTTTCAATTCTATCAAGGAAACTCTCAATACTAGCGTCTTCAAAGAACTCTGAGATGTCATCAGCCATCTTTTTCAGCTTCGTATAAAGTCTTTGAGCAGAAACTTTAATATCAGTGATCGTAGCAACAGCCGAGGCTACCATTGCCTCAATTTGTTTTTTAACTTTCTTTACAAGCTTCTTAACGACCTTGACAATAGACTTCTTTAGTGATACAAGTATCTGTTGCAGACTAAGTGACTTGGCCTTCTTTAATGGATCTAATTCGGATAAGTTCTTAATGTCATCGATAAGACCTTTTGCTGTATCAATTAATGTAAATATCCCAAGTAACTTACTAAAGATATTTCCGAATTGACCGCATAAGCCACCAGAGATAGTTGCGCCAATATTAGCATCTAAGTGAAAATCAAAGTCACTCAGAAAGCTATCGAATTGCACCGGCATCGATATGTCTGGATTGTAATCACGAATGACTGGATATATCGTAGAAGTATTAATCTGATTCGCTAAAACAAAGTCAGCGGTCTCTACATATGTAATAGGAAACTGATCAAATCTATTCTTAAGTACGGGATACGGAGTTAAATCGATCCCGCCAAGAAGAATATTAAGTCTATTTGTCAAGTCCACAATAGTCGTTCTATCAACTCTATCAAGCGGATTATTCGTAATGAATAATGACGGCTCGAATAGGGTATTGAATATCGCACTATTCGGCGTCAAGACCTGAGCATCAAATCTTGAAGTTAGTGGCGTGCTTGAGTCGCATCCGATTGTCATTTAATTATCCTGTTCGTCATATCTTTATTTATTTACACTAAGTGTTAGTATCATCACCGTGACCCATAAAGCTAGTCATAGGAAGATTCTGTCTTTGTACGAAGTTACTACCGAATAGCGATGGTCGACTTGGAGGAATATTTCCAGGGTTGACAACCTTTGCTCGTTCTGTTATACTAGGCAATGCACTTGCAAGTACAACTTGTGGTCCACGTAGTGTAGCGATAGCAGTCAGTGTAGCTATTGATGTCTCGGCAGTACCCATACCAATGTTAACTAACAGACCATCGAGTGATGTAATACCTACTGCTTTTAAGTTCAATGTAGCACCCGCAGTAACATCGACCTTACCAACCGCTGATACGTTAGTAACACCTAAACTATGAACAGAGGCTGCCGTTACAGCAGATATAGCAACAGTTCCGAGTGATGTCAAGCTTACAAGCACAGGCGAGTTGATCTCAACACCCTTGTGTGTCGCATCTGGATAAGGAATAGTCTGTGTAGAGATAGCAGGAGTGCCAAGCGAAGTAATCTTGGTATAAGCTGTTGAGTACAGATTCATCTTATACGAATCCATGTGTATATCACCGAATAAGCTTTGTACGTAGAAGCCACCAGCACTTAATATATTGCCTGACATATTCTTAATATTATCATACGCAACGATGTTTACGTCATCAGATGTAGCGAATAGTCCAACACTGCCACCTGATATATTGGATTTAATAGCGGCCTTAATGTTAACTGTATTACGTGCAGTAACATTAAAGTTCTCGCATTCAATATCGAGGTCTCCATTAATCCATACTTTACCAGAGCCAGTCTCGACTTTAAGTGTCCAGTCCTCTTTAATGTTAGTGTGTTGGCTACCTGTTACGTTATTAAACTCTAGACCTTCTGTAGAGTTATACGTGTCGCCAAATGATTTAACAAAGATTGTGCCTTTTGGATCGATCTGAAATACAGAACCACTTGAATGAGATAGTAGAATGAAGTCTCCACCTTCGTTCTCGACTGGATCGCATAGCACTAAGAAGTTATCACCATTCTTTGATTTAATAACTCGATTGTCAAGGTTTCTTTCTGGAGTCATAATGCTTGGCTCATCAAACGTGTCGCCATTCGCCATAGAGATATCTTCTTTTCTAAACGCTCGTTGCAGAATAGTTTGACCAAAGTCTGCGTCTTCGCCACTGACGTATCTGTGTAAGGGCGGTGCACCAAAATCTTGTAGACTCTCTGGTGGGATATATCCATCTTCACCAGGTTGACCTGCGCCCGCTGGAAACGACAGGTTCATGCCTGGAATTCTACCCATGACCATAGGATGCTGTGCTTCTCGTCCATCGACAAAGAATCCAAACACCCAGTCACCAACTTTAGGAATGACTTGAGCAGAACCATAAGAGCCGTCGAGTACAGTAGCCCATGGTAAGTGATGTGTTGGTAACGCTTCACCCTTAGGTGGATGTACACCAAACGCTCGTACACGTACACGACCTGCATTAGTCAAGTCTTGTCTGTCTTCGACAACACCCACAAACCAAGTTAAGTTATTAAATAATCCGCTCATATTACCCCGTTTTCCATATTGTACGTCTTGTCTACTAGATCGGAAGTAAGCTCTTTACCTGTGCCACGTAGCCCGCCTCTTGTCAGTACTAGATTTTGCGTATAATCATCTCCGTTAAATGAGTTGTTTATAGAAACAATCATATACTTTCCTGTTCTTTCTGTGTCAAGCTTTCTTCTACCA